TCTGTTTTTTACTATCAGCCAGAACCTTTTTCTTTTCCAAATTCAAGTTTAAGTAAGAAGTCATCAAATTTCTTTTTATCGAAATTATAAGTATCTAACTGTAACCAAGCAGCATGTTTAATTTCAGCTTTGTCAAATGCTTGCTTCATTAGTAGTTTATCAGCACTTGTTTTTACAGATTCAGCACTATTTATTTCATATTCGAAATCACCCTGAGTTGTTGATCCATGTCTATATACAACTTTCGCTCCTTTTATTAATATTTTATTTCTCAATGGTGATACAGTAGGATGCCTAGATAATATTCTCAAATAAAAAGATGTAGGTTTAATCTTTTTAACTTTTTCGGATTTAATTTTCTTATTTGTCGGTTTAATAGCAACTGTTGTCATTTTTTATATTTTTTTCAAGGTTTACAAACTTAATCCAATCACCACATTCCACACGAAATTCCTTTTCTGTGGAATATCCATAAGGAAATAAAGAATAATCTTCTCCTGATACATTTATTGAATCTTCATAGAAGCCAGCTAATTGCTCCATTTCTTTTATACAATTATAGGCTTCTTTTGATACTTTAAAAAGATCAATAACTATTCTCTTATTTAAATCAGCTTCTTTTATACCTGGATATTCAGAATTTATAGCATACATAGTGTATCCAGGTATAGAAACTGTTTTTATATAAGACATTGAATCACTTCCGAATTTTCTAATTATTCTGTTATAATTATACATTGGTCTTCTTAAACTACCATAAAAAGCACAATTAATCGTTGTCATATATTTTCAATATTTCTCCATTTAAAGTATACTCATATAGAGCTTGCATAAATTTCTGTTGACATGGATAAGCTGTTATTACTTTATCTTTAGTTTTCCATTTTATCCATTTAATATTCTCGTCCCAAGGAAATATAAACATATATTTACATGTTATTATACCCATAGGTACCCCGTCATCAATAAATTCATATTGAGTATATTTCTCAAACGAACTTCTCATTTTATAATCAAGTTCATTATTGGATAATTCATGAGCATTTTTTATCTGATCTATAATAGTTCGTAAATTATTATTTTTATCATAAACTCCCAATAATACGTCAAAAGCTTTATTATTCATGTATTATTGATTTTTTTATGTATTGCGTCAGTATATGTATACTTTAATTTTTCGAATGAATAATGCTCATTATTTAAAGCAAGATCTTTCTTCAATCCTTTAATATGTACGTATGGTATACCGTATGCTTTCTCATATAATTTCATTCCTCTAATTCCCGCTTCATCATCATCTAGCATTGAAAACACAAATTCATACTTAGAATTCAAAAAATCTATTTTATCCTTTGAAATTAAAGAATTTTCTGAAAATCCTGCGATATATTCACAGTTTAATCCAATCATACTTATCGCACATATATCTTTTAACCCTGATATTATGCCGCAAAACTTTGATTTAAATTCTAATTGTTCACTACCTATTAAGTAATTAGTATCGATATTTACATATTTTACTTCATTGTCTGGCTGATATATTTGATATGGTCCTTTTGAATTATAAAAAGCAAAGAATGATTTATTAAAAGTATATTCTTTATCTTCTTTCAGTATTGTGTAATATGAACCATTTCTTATTTTAAATTTATTTAAGCATGGTAAATCTATCTTCCATCTTTCCCATACTTTTAATGATTCTACATCATAATAATCTGGCTTTACTTTAAATTCACTTCTTTTTATTTCATCTGGTAAAAAGATTTCATCCTTTTCATCCGTAGACATTAAATATTCTTCGTAATCACAAATTATCAGATTAATAGCTGATGCTTCAACCTTGTTCATATGATAAGAAACAAATGATACGGCGCTGCCTCCTTTTCCAACTGAAAAATCCTTCCAATAGTAATGTCTATTTTTATAAAAGAAACATAGTGAAGGATTTGAATCTCTACTTATAAGCGATTTTACTTTTATAATTCTACCATTGAAAGGTTGATTTATTGAAATATTACCCTTAGATAGTTTTTTATAATAAAATTTATATATCCAGGATTCAGGAACTTCTTTTATATCAGATACTATATGATCTAATTCATACAACATATTTAGTCATGTTTATATAATCAAAAAGCCCCTCTTATAGGGGCTTAATTTTAGTATTAAAATCAATTAGAATGGTAAATCCGCTATACTTGGATCATTAGGATTATCAGGTATCGGTGAAGAATCATATTTATTATATTTTCTATCTCCATTATAAGAGTTAGAAAAAGAATTAGATGTTTCACCATTAATTGCCATATAATGATATTTATTTGTTTTATCAAATACAACAATTGTAGATGGATTAGCATTTTCTGATTCAACAAACTTGAACTTAGGTAAACTAAGAGTTATACCAACCTTTCCATCTGATTTTGGATATTCCTTTGCAACAATAGTGTATCTGGCATACTTACCTTTAAGTACATCTGATATCTTCTTTACAACCTCCCCAAAATCTTCAGATTTAATTTTGTTTATTTCTTCTTCTGAACCAACTGCTGATGCAATTGTCTTCATTTTTTGAAGGAATTCTTTCTTTAAAGTATCACTATTCATATACACACCGCAAGCAACTTTCCCAATTTTTCCAGCTGCTCCTTCAGCAGGAGTAAAAGAAGGGTCTTGAATTGGTTTAGTCTCCATATGAAGTATAGCTTTTGGAGCATTTGTACTTTGACTAAACTTTAATTCAATATCATTAATTTTTAAAATTTGCGGGCCACCATAACTCATATAAGGAGAAATATTCTCAGTTTGAGATTTTTCTGGACCGACTTTCGACAAATCATAATTATTCATAAATACAGGATTTAAATTATTCTTCGTAAGATAATATAGATTTTCTAACTAATTCTAAATCATTTGGTATTTCGGTTTCTGAAAACATTCCTCTAGGAGTTCCAGCTGTTGTAACACCATCTGTTTGAGTTTCAAAGAAATATTCTATACCTTTCTCACCTTTTCTATTGTTAGATCTTAAAACTGTGGTAAATAATCCTTCAAAAGTTATAAGTTTATCTATAAGTTGTCCACAAGTTTTAGCTTTGATTTTTACTATTCCTTTCTCATCTGTCTTCTCTTCTTCATGGTTTAAATAAAAAATAACTAGATCACTCCTCATCTCTTTCGGTTTTATTGCAGCCGTAAGTAAGATATTATTAGCAATCATGTTAAATTTATCAAATCCCTTATCATTTATTCTGGACATAAATTCATAACCAGACATGTACTGATAATCTTCCAGTATTAACGTTTTAATGTTAGGAAGTTTTTTATCAACTATATCCATAGTAGATAATATGTGATCTGCTCTCCAAATAGAGACCATATTACCAGTTAATTCTTTAGAACTAAAAGGTGTATAATATTTTTTCCATCCTTTAAAAGGTAAGGATTTATCGGAAACATTTATTATAAACGTAGTGCTTGGATCTAAAGTTTCAATAGATGTGGATTTACCAGTTTTAGATTCACCAAAAATTAGGGCTTTATTGGCCATTAATTATCATAGTATTATTTTTTTCATGTTATCATATGCATATTTGCATCGTGAAATTCACTTACAATTACATTAGTACCATCTGCTACAAGTTTAAAGTCGGGAGATTTTATGAACTCTTTATATTTAGTTAAGTAATTTTTCATTTCTTCAACTTCAATAAACTTTCCGATTGTAGATTTTCTCCGAACATTTCTTCTTATAGCTTCATCAAATCTTACATCAAAAAGTCTTATTGTAGCTTTCGCGTTAGCTGTTAATCTAAAATTAATTGTTCTTTTTAGAAGTCCATAATTTAAAGGAAAACCATCAACTATAACTGTATCTACTCCTGGTCTAACTAATAAAGACTGTATTGGACTTGGTATAGAATCAGCTACAATTGGATTGTATTCTCCTCTACCAGTACACATATAAAGATATTCATCAAAACAAAATCTGTATGATTTCGGATCTTCTCTTATTCTTTCTTTAGACCAAGTTGTCTTTCCAGAACAAATTGGACCTAAGCATATTATTAATTCTTTAGGCATAAAACTGTATTAAATAAACTGGATCTCTTTAGAATTATGGTTTTACATAAGTCCATCTAATAGCTTTTCGACCATTAGAGAACTTGCCGTTTGCATCAACTTGTTTGACCATATTCTTTTCACTAAAACGATTCAAACATTTACTAATCTGTGCTACAGTTAACCTTTTTTTGGATTTTACTTCTTTTAAGGTTTCATTAACTGCTTCACAAATTTGTTCACTTGTTAGGTTTCTTCTACTATTACGTCTAAGAAAACCTATTACTAATTGATTCTGATTAATTATTGTATTATTTTTTACTGTTGTATTTTTACTAGTATTCATTTACTTGTTTTTTGTTTAAAATTGAAAGAATTATTCTTAGATCCAGTTTATTATTATTTTACCAATTTGGTTTTCTATTCTTTATCATTTCATAATGAGATGAATTTATTTGATCACTTTTAGGAAGTTCTTTAAAGAAATTTACTGCACCATCGAAATAAAGACCTACTCCAACATTGGATGTACCATATCTGTTTTTAAAAATGTTTATATATCTATAACCATCTCTCATTTCAAATATGTTATATCCTCTATCACTTTTTATTTCATGCTTTTGCGGTTCAAATATTCCTATAGCTAAATCGCAATCGTTATATGTTAACTTTGACTCACCAAGCGTATCTTTTGATGGTAGTAATTTAGAGCTTTTAAAATGGTCTAAATCTTCACCAGAAGCGCTTTGTTGTTGAATTGGAACAGGTATATACGAATATTTATTCCTTGCTTTAACAAAAGTTTTAGATACATCTTCAATAGTTTGTTTAATTGAAGATCCATTATCACTAGATAAAAGACTATAATGATCTAATATGATCATTACATATTCTTTTGGTCTATTTGGTATATAATTATCAAATACTTTAACTAAATCTCCTTGTTCATTTAAAACTTCTTTTACATTAAATTTACCATTAAGCATTGCATATTCTTCGATATCTTTCTCAATCATTGAAGGTTTAATTGTACCATCATACATAGTAATAACATCTTCAAGTCTTTCGAAATATTCTCTCGTTTCTTGCACTGCCATCCATAGATTATCATTTAATCTATTTTTTCCAACCGATTGTAGAACTTTCATTCCAGATCTTATACCATAATGTGTATATAACCTTCTAGACATCCATTGGTGCATTTTTGATATTTTATCAAGCTCCAATGAATAATAAATATATTTTACAGTTATATCGGTTTCTTCTTCTAAAGTAAAATCATAAGGAGTAAATATAAAAAAATCATCAGTAAATTGAGATTTACCTGCTCCAGATGCTCCAGATATTAAGTAATATCTCTTCTTTTCAATACCTGGCAGATATTCTGAAAACCTTGGAAGTTTCTTTTCATAAGGTATACAGTTGTGTTTATTATTTCTGTTTTGCTCTATAAGAGATAGAGCATTATTAAATATTGACAATCATAAAGATTTTTATAATATGTTTATACATCAATATGATAATCTTGTTCTATGATTCCATCTGCAGCGTTTTCACACCATTCAGCTAAAGTGGATGTTCTTATTTTAGTTGTCTCTTCCTTACATATAAAGTATCCAGAAGTTCTCATAAAAGCATACCCTCTTTCTCTATAATATGTTATGTAGCTTTCTGTGGCTTTAAATATAGTATTCCAATCGTAGTTATACTTAGAGAAAAACCACTTAAATCTAGATTCTAATTCAAGGTTGCTACCTCTAGCCATTTTTCCATTTGGAAGCCTAATAGCAGGCCACATCAACCTATATTGTTCTACTTTACCAGAAAATTCACTATCCATTAAATCTTGAAATATTCTAGTTGACCTTACTTTATCTGTAGGTTTTTCACTGGAATCAATCCATTTATGTCTGATTAAAAAATCAACATAAAGATGTCTTTTCATTTTCTCATGCAACGGTCTATTTTGAAGTATCATAGCTAATCCAAAATACTCATTGGGAGTAAGACCATAACTTAAGATTTCATCAAAGATTTTATTTATTTGATCGAATTTCATTATGCAAAGCTACATAAAAAAATCGATATAAACAAATCTTTTTTAATTCATTATGTTCCTTACAATACAACTATCAGAACTAGCAAGGGGTTCATCACCCTTTAAGAACCATTTTATTTCATGTTTATCTCCGTTTTTCACCGCTTCAACTATAGTTTTCTTTGGTTTCATTATAAATGGAGGTCTTTTTTCATCTTTATTTGGAAATGGTTCAATTTGCATTGGTGATATCCATACTCCTCTTTCATCTAATTTTGGATCTATTGGTAGGGATTTTTCTTCAGGATGTGGCATATTAGATGCTTTTCTCTTCTGAGCATTAGTATATCTTTTTCTTTTCTTTTTAGACATATTAGATTAATTTTATATTTGCTCTTCTAATCTTGGCATTTCTTCCGAAACTTCTTCACTTTCAATTCTTTGTTTGTATAAATTGTAATAAAAATCCAATACTGCTCTATAGTCAGATATATTTATATCACTGATCTTAACATCAAAATACCAAGGAATAATCCAGAATAACGCTACTAAGTTAGAAAATGTTTCAAGTCTATTTGAGTAAGTAGATCCATTAACTTTAACTTTCCTTTTAATAGTTATAGTTGTTTCATAACCATATGCTACTTCTAGGTCTTCTGATTTTATTATATAATTTAATATTTCCTTTAGTTTATTTTGATCTCCTACATTCAAATATCCAATATCAGATTGCATTAAACTTCTCATTTTTTACCTCCTTTAAAAAGTATATTTCTGTGTCCAATTCTATTTCTTATATCATTTTCAGTTGCTCTTATATTGGCTAACCAATGAACTTCTCTTTGAGTTGTACAACAAAAATGACTACTTAATAATTGACCTTTAACTACTCCATCTAAAGATTTATTTTCTTTTAATATTGATACAGTATCATAAAGATATTTATACTTAATATTTGGATAATAAGTTCTAACTAAATTAAAAAGATCTTGTATACTTCTCATTCTTCCTAACTCACATTGGTATCTATATTTACCAGTTGGTAATTTTATTACAGTACCTTCCTTTCTACCAAGTAATCTATATATAGCTTCTGCTAAATCTTTAGGTTCTTCGTTAGGTTTATTCTTACCCCAATAATGAGGTGCTCCAGTTCCAAACACAACAGGATATTTTCTAGCTTTTAATCTTCTTTCAGTTCCTTCGAAATTATGAGTTCCCATCTTTTTATTTTTTTGTGTTCTTTATATAACAGATCAATTATATGTATTCCTTCAGTAAAAGAAAAGAAAAGCATTTCTCCTCCTGTTTGAAATGCATTTTGTAGATGTGCATTCTTTAATTCTTCATCTTCTCTATTGAATTTTTCAAGTTTTGTAAACATAACTCTTGAAAGTTCTGTTGTACATAATTCAAACCAATGATATTCGTGTGGGTCTGGATGAATATCAGGCTTACTACTAAACCAAACCTCATTATGCTCAGCTTTAAAATCGATATGACTATATTCTGGAAATGAATCTTTACACATTTCTAATAGTTTATCAACTTGTTCTCTACTTAAAGAAATTCTCTTATTCATATTAAAATTTTATATAATAGAATATTGAAATTATTGAAAATACAAAAGTTAGAAAGCCAAATACAAGAAAAAATAGATTTACTTTTTCTGAAAGTCTTCTAGTTTGTATGCTGCTATTATCTGTTGGTTCAAATCTAAATAATGAAATTACTATTAACAATAACAATAGCACCAAAGTATATTTAAAAGGTGTAAATATATACAAAAATATCATATTTTCCAATTTTTATTTTTAAATCTTTCTATTCTTGAAATAACTAAACAAATAAAGCATATTGGCCAAATCGCAATGTGAGCTAAAGGAAGCTGCCAATCGTCGTCATTATACATGTTTCTTAAAGTTCCATTTATTATAACGTAAGCGATTCCGATTAAAAAATATATTGGTATCATATAAAAATATAGTGTTTTAGTTTATTTCCTGAATTTGCATTTCTAAATTGTCCAACTTCCGAAAACCCAGCTTTTAAAAAAGCTTGCTCCCAAATAAAATATTGTTTTTCTTCATAGGGTAATGTTACAGAAAATCCTAACGTATGGCTTTCATTATCTGAAAACTTATTTTTATTTATAACATCTTCTACTTCTTTTTCTATTGTTTTGACTATAAGTTTAGATAATAAATTAATTAATAAATCCTTAGGTAGATTAATTTCTACTTCCGGATTACTTAACTGACCTATTTCTCTCATACCACAGCAAGATGGATATTCCTCTAAACGTAATCTAAATTTTTCAGTTTGTAAATTATCTGCTCCAATTTCTAAAATAGAAGTATTAGATGCTTGTGATTTTATATCTATTGTTACTTTAGAATTTTTAAAGCTGGAATTTAAAAATTCCACTGCCAATGTTTCAAAATTCTTCTTTAATTTAGTTATCATATTCTTATCATTTAAAGCTATTAATAATTTTCCTCCTTAACTTATTAATTTCAAGTAAATCATATTTACTTTTTACGTATTGATATAAAGTTTCTCCAGCTTTCAAAACAGTTTCTGGATTTCTTGCTAGCATTAAAGTTGTGTCATACCATTCTTTAATGTTAGAACAGAAAAATATACCTTTGTCGCTCATTTCTTCATCTTCTATATAAGGAAAACAGCGACTAGCTATTAATGGTACACCCATACATCCTGCCTCTATTGTCTTTAAATTTGATTTATAGTGATTGAATAGATTACTATCAACAGGAGCAATTGCAATATCAGCATAATTATAATGATCCATATATCTCTCCAATGGTAAAGCAAGTCGAGTTTCGTAATTTGGAGAGGATGACATTATGTCATTCATATCTTTTAAAGATTTTTCTTTATAATTAGGGTTATAACCCGCCATTATAAATTTTACCTTACTTAACATAATGAGATTTCTACCACACATTTTAAAATATTCATCTATTTTTTTTAAATCTCCATAATGACTTGGTCCACCAGCATATAAAAAGCGTAAAAAAGATGATTCTGTTCTATTTGGTATAAATTGTTCGTGACCTATAGGTAAAGCATTTGGTATTATTATACATTTAGAATTTATTGGTGCGACTTTTCTAAGTAATCTAGTGTTTGTTACAGTTAAAATATCTGCTTCAGACATAGATTTAATTATTAAGTCTCCTATTTTGGCTCTTTTCCATTCTTCATATAAATAATGTTCTTTCTCAAGCTCCCATGAATCATCAATATCAACCCACATTTTAAATCCATATTCTTTCTTCATTTTTAATACTTGACTTAAATCTCTATGTGGATGTCTATTAAATATAACCAAATCTACTTTAAAATCTACAGTCCTGCATTCTTCATCTTCAGGCTTAAAGTTAATTTCTTCTCCATTTTCTAAAGGTAGTAGTCTTAGTGGCATAAATACCCTATGATAGTCACAAGAAGTACCTTTTCGATATAAAACTAATATTTTCATTAATTTGAAATTTTTTATAAAATAAATTTGGTAGATTCAAATATTTTACATATCTTTGTATTATAATTGTGAAGTAACTGCGCCCTCACGCTATATATAAACTGATTGGTTTCTACCAGATGCAAATGTAAAGGTTTTAGTGAGGGCTAAAGCCTTTTTGCATTTATATCGGTTTATTAAATGGTTTCTTACCCGATTTATCTATAACTCGATAAAAATAAGAAAGTAAACAGTTTAGTTATCTAGGCTTCAATTTGACGGAGTTTTATGTTTAAAGTAAAACTTTAACTTGGTTGAAGTAGATATTCGGACAATTAATAAAATAATCCAGTCTAAGCTCTGTTTTTCGCAACATCTTAGGACCTCAAGCACGAAAGTGTATTAATTGATCCACCACTTGTACATAAACTATGTACTATATCTTGAAGATGGGATGTGGAAAGATAGCTGAATTGAGTTATGCATGAGTTATCTAGTTAATTGCATAACACTGGATCAATCAAGAATATATCACTTGAGGGATCTAAGCGAAGCTATGTTTAGTTCTTTAAGTTCTTATTTATTACTAATAATTAGCTGATCGTTAAACAGTCTAAATTCAGTTATGTAAAATAAACCTTGTTCACCAAGCTTATGATTTTTCGCTACTGGAGTATCATTTATATACAAAATAAGTACCTTTATAAAATTATTGTTATATTCCAAAAATATACCAATATAATGATTACTTTCAATTAAATCACCAGGCTCAAATTCGCGTTTTATTATATCTTGTTTTATTATTTTAGTTTTAATCATAAAGAATTCTCCAATTCTATTTTACCATTGAATAATGAGAAAGAGTCCTTACTAAAATTAGTAGAATAACTTCCAAATGGTGTAACAAAACTCCATACAACCGTACCACAAAAGCATTTAGTGTCATTTGCCACTCCAGTAGAAACTACAACTATAATATTTTATTAAGTGATATTAGTAAATTTCCAAGCTTAAAAATATCTTCTTTATCTTCATGATGTCTTGTTATTATCGATTTCATAATTATCTTTCAATTGTTATTGTAATAGTACCATAAAAAGGTTTTAAAGAACTTTTTGGAATACATTCATAGAATCTAGCATTCTTAAAAGGCATTACGTTGAATGTACTCTCATTTACTTTAGTTATTAAATATACTCCTCCTTCACTATCAACTGCATAATCTCCTTTAGATAAGATCTCATGATCTTGAATTTGTTCTTTTATTTCTACTCTTCTTGTCATATTAATGATTTTTTCTCTTTGTATAATTTCTCAAAATGTCTTTTTAAAGCGTTTACAGACTCTTTTTTAGTCACTTTAATAGAAAGATCATCCCAATCACTAGAAGTTAAATTTCGACCTCCTATTAATCCTCCATTGTTAGTTATGATCATTTTAGTGTGAAAATTGTGAACTATTTTTACATCCATTTGATATTTAGTAGCCATTTTCTCCATAAATCTTAAAAAAGCGTTGGATGAATCTTTAACACCAATAATTACTTTTATTTTACAATTTGGTGGCAGACTTTTAATTACTTCATAAAAGAATCTATTAGCTACTAATCTAAATGTACATATATAAAAGAATTTAGGTTTTAGACTAGCTAATACTAGAATTTCCTTTTCAAATTGAGTTTTATCTGTTATTAATTTCATTAATTAATATTATAAATTTATAATAGATACAAAAACTGTATTACCAGTCCTCTTATTTTTTACCTGATGTATATCTTTCCATCCATTAGTTTCTAAAAGCTGTCTCTGATATGTATTTTGCGATATATCAGTACACATTAGACTTGAATAACCAAGAAGTCTACCTATATCTTGTCTCATTGTATTTAGTGTAGTACCTACTCTCTTACCCCTAAATTTTTCAGCAACAAAAGCCTTACAAGAAACAAGTATCGCGCAACAGTGTGGTAGTTTATATAATTCAAATGATGCTACTAAACATTTGTCTAAAATAACTACATATTTACCTTCCGACCAATCATTCCATCTAGTATATCGTATTTTATTTCCAGTTTCATTACCTTCTTCATCTTTTTCTGGCTCAAAATATTCTATTTCTGCTATTTCTTTTGCGTTTTTCATCATAATATCAAACATACTTTCGTTGATATATGGTTGACTTACTGTATAAAATTTTAATTTGGTAGGATCTTTTTCTTTTATTAATCCACAAATTAGCTTTCTATATTTGTCTAGTAATTGTTCAGTTTTCATTTTAAATATTATTTGGTAAATTAAATATTTTTTATTATATTATATAAAACTAGTTTATGATTACAAATTCATGTGGAACTGGAGGCTGCTCCACACCATGGGATGTACTTCCAGCGTCAATTACTCGTGTTGTTATAAAGCAATAATTAAAATTTTTTTGCAATATACCACTAAGTCATGCAATTCACATTTGGTGGATTGCTTTTTTATTTGTAAATTATATTAACCGAAGGAAATGTCGGTCGATTAAAATCAGTAAAAGCTTACGTATTCAGCTATAAGAATACGTCCAACATAATGAGAACATCATATTATATCCAGGACGGCTTAATTGTAAAGAAAAACACAAATACAGATAAAGACGCTGCTGGACTTTTTAGTTTAACAAAATGGTTTAAGAAAATGTTAGATCGTTTTCACATAGCATTCAATGATGATTGTTGTGATGCTACAGTAGACCCTACAAATTCTCCAGTTAGATTTAATCAAACTACAGGACATATACAATACTATAATTATAGTAATAATACCTGGACAAACGCTACACTCTAATAGATGGCTTGTAACCCACAGAATATTAATCCGGATCCTTCATGTGTTAACCAAGTTCTTAGTTTAGATTGCGACACTGGTGACCTTTCTATTTCTAACGGTAACATTGTAAACCTAGCGTGTGCAGTGAGCCTTCTAGAAACAAAAACTCAGCTAGTTGCATTAAATTTAGTTGGAAGTTTTCTACAACTTATTTATCTTGGTGAAGATGGTATACAACAGTCAAAAACTGTTGATTTATCTCCTATTGTCCAACAGACATTAGGTCTTAACGTGATAGATAGTAATTCAATAGATCTTACTTTAGGTAGTAATGTGCTTAGAGCTGATTTAAAAGTTGATCCTTCTTCTACTTTACCAGTTAGCGCAAGCTCTGCTGGTGTTAAGTTTGGGTGTTGTCCTGAGACTCCAGTTACTTCCAATACAACCAATACTATACAGTTATTGACACTTGGAACTAACGGACATCTTTTGACAGCTAACTTAAAATATCAGGATTCTCCTAGCGTAGATTTAAGTGATAGCTCAAATGGATTACTTGCAACTGTTAAATATTCGACAGATCCAAATAATGCCATAATGGCAGGTAGTGATGGTGGATTATTTGTTGAACAAGCTTCAGCACAGCTTGCAACATTACCAAATAATGGATATGTTACAACAGGTCCAACTGGAACTCTTATAGTAGGAGCAGATTCTAAAACTTATAGAATACCAGATCCTCTACCTGAAACTCCTATAACAGGAATAGATAGTAATACAGTTAACTTGACAATAAGTGGACCAGGAAATCATACTGTGCAAGCTGATGTTAATTTAACAAATACTAATACAATACAGCTTTCTACGACCGGATCAGGTATTCAGGCTGATCTAAAAATAGATACTATTGCTCCAGGTAATGTAAATATTACAAGTGATAGTAATGGATTGCTTGCTAATATTAATTGTGATAGTTTAAAAAACATAATTACATCTCAAGCATCCGTACAAAACCCAGTAATTAAAGTATATGGTACTTTAAATAACAATGATTGTGGTTATGCAGACGTATCAATAAGTCAATATGGAATAAAAATCCCATCTTTTACTACTACACAAAGAATTTCTATACCATCTGCAGACTTATACAATTCTTTATTGGTTTTCGATTCAACAGTTGGTGCATATTTTTACTATGATGCTGTAAACTCAGCATGGGTTCAGATAAATGGAGCTTCAGGTGGTGGAGGAGGTGGTGGATTAACTTCTATAACAGCAGATAATGGATTAACTGCTACTAGTGCTAGTAATGTTCAATTAGGTGGCACACTTATTCAAGATACCATTATTGACAATGGATCGCATATTTTAAGTATAACTGGAGCAAGTCCTTTATCGTCAACCGTTGATATTAATGCTACAGGAGCAGCAAAAGTTTTAAACGTTACTTGTGATTCTACAAATACTGCAATTTATGGTAATGGAGTCGATGGAACAGCAATTACAGGAGAATGTTCAGGTGTTGGACATGGATTAGAAGGAATTTCACAAAATGGTAGTGGAGTTTTAGGTAATTCAGTAAATGGATTAGGAGGAGATTTTAGATCAGCTCCTGCTTCAACGACTGGAATAATACCTGTTATTCAAGTAGGAAGATTTTCACAAGGTACTCCTGCAAATGGAATAGGTGGCTCTATAGATATTTTTACTCAAACTACTGATTTAGGTGCTAGATTATCTAATCAAATAAGTTCTGAATGGACAGATGCAGTATTTGCAACAAGAAGTTCTAAACTTATATTAAGTGGTTTGGATAATGGAACTCAAAATAGTCTTTTAACATTTTTGGGTAATGGAGCATTACAGCTTAATAAATATGGAATAGGTTCTTTTACAGGAGTTGCAGCTAAATCACTAGCAGCAGATTCATCAGGTAATATAGTAGAAGCTAATACATTTGGTACTCATACTATTACTACGCCGACAACAGGTGGAACAGTTAATTTGGTTAATAATCAAATAAATATCATAAATCCCGCTGGAACACTTTCTACACTTACAGTTAATTTTCCATCTTCTCCTGCGAATAATGACTATGTTAAAATTAAATTTAAGCAAGCAGTCACGACAGTAACTTATGGAAATGGAACGGTTATAGGAGGTGTAGTTTCACCAGGAGCAGAGCAGGAGAGCACTTGGGTATATAATTCATCAGATACATCTTGGTATTAAAAAATTATGATATGGTAGATCATAAAAATGTAATTTTTTGCTTGCTTTCTAATTTTAATATAGTTATAGGACTTATAACTTTGAATAATTTAGCCATATTTATAGGTATACTATCCGGTCTTAGTGTAATAGGTTCCAATGTATTTGGAAATTATCTAAAGTGGAAAGAATATAAACGAAATAAAGAAGATGTCGACAGGACTACAAAATAATTGTTGTACACCACAGAAGCTATTAATAAATAATAGCTCAGGTTACTTATCTATATCTGATGGTAATAGTGTATATTTAGGTACTTTAATAAAGTCTCTAGGTATAAAAACTCCTGTCATTAATTTTAGTATAGATGGTTATATACTTACCTTAATATATACCGATGCAGCAGGTAACATACAAACTAAAGATATTGACTTATCAGCTATAGCACAAGGAGGTAGTTTTGTAGCAAACAATACTCCTAGTATAACATTAACTTATAGTAATGGAAACTTAAATGCTGATTCTAATATATCCCAAGCAAGTGGAAACTCTATAGTAATAAACCCAGACGGACTTTTTGTTCCAGTAGCTAATCAAACACCTTTGACTGCAGTAGATAGCTCTACTATAGATTTTTCTACAAGTGGTATAGCTAACACTACAATTACTGCATCTTTAAAGATATCAGCAAATCCTTCCAATAAAATACAGGTAGCATCCGATGGACTTTTAGTTCAGGATATGACCACTTATATTTTACCTGGTTCAGGTGTATCGACAACTGGTAGTGGTTCTGCTTCAGATCCTTTAATAATAAATGCTACTGGTACTCCACAAACACCACTTTCTGTAAATGATTCACCATCTTTACATTTGGTTAGTTCAGGAACTTTTGGAATGAACTTAACTGGTAATGTAAAAATATCTGCACAAGGATCTAACGCCTTAATACAAAATGCAGATGGTTTATATGTACCTCAAGCAAGCACAAATGGTTATACTGATGTACAAGCTAGGCATGCAATAAGTGCTACTGCGCCTATTTTATATAATAATACAACTGGCGTAATAAGTGAGTCTCAGGCAAGTTCAACTGCTAGTGGTTACCTTTCAAATGTTGACTTTAACACTTTTAATAGTAAAATAACAACTGGAGCAAACCTTGGAAGCAGTAATTCTTTACCTGTGTATGCTGGTCAAACAGGAACTACTTTAAATTATTATGGTTTAAGAGCAGGTACTAATTTTTCTATTGTACAAAATGGAAATGACCTTGTTTTGAATGCATCTGGTGGTGGATCTAGTACTAGTGCTGTATTTTCTTTAGATTTTATAGTCGGTGATGGTGGTGCATTAACTCCAACAGCTAATGCTTCTCAATTTAATCCTTCTGGAAATCCTTTAATTGGTAAAACAATACTTGGATTTTGGGTGGAAGGTATAAAAACAGCAGGAGTACCAAGATCAGGCGGGGAATTATATTATACTTTTAGTCAGGCAACTGGTTCTCTGACATTAACTAATGGAGTATTTTCTCAAGATACTTATTATTCAATACTTTACAAATAATGAAGAATCTATTTAAATTAACAATATTAATAATTATATCTTTCGTAATTCCTAAGATATCCTTTGGACAATTTATTCAATGGTTAGGTACTAAAGATAATGTTGTAGAAATAAGAAATATTCTTAGAGCAGATTCTGCTATCGAGTTTCCATTAACAGATACTTCTAAACATCCAACCCGTCCAGGTAGGTTAATTTCATTTAATGGATTGCCTTATTGGTATGATGGTGTTAGATGGAGTAGACTTAGAGGAGATACTTCTACTAATCCTAGTCAAGTAAATGCTGACTGGACAGCCACAAGTGGTGTTGCCTTTATTTTACATAAACCTGTTCTAGCAGCTGTTGCAATAAGTGGTTCTTATACTGATTTAAGTAACAAGCCAACCATACCAGCCGCTCAAGTTAATGTAGATTGGAATGCTAGTTCTGGTATAACTCAAGTATTGAATAGACCTAGAATGATAGATTCAATATGGAAAGATTTAGATTCCATAAGAATAAGAGTAAGAAATAATGATAATTCTTTTAGAACTTTTGCAATAAAAGATTCAGTTGGATCAACTGGAGGATCTGGCTCTGTTACTTTGGTTTCAGCTGGTAGTTTATCTCCTTTATTTGGTAGTTCAGTAAATAATCCAAATACAACTCCAGCAATATCTTTTACTCTTAGTAATGCTGGTGCACATAGCTTTTTTGGTAATAATACAGGATCTACTGGACCTCCTGCATATGTAACTTTAACCGTTGGTGATTTACCAAATTCTATACCTGTATCCAAAACTTTACTTACAACTACAGTTGGAACTGGTATAACACTTAGTGGAAATAATTTATCTTTAGATACTTTAAGTATACTTGCTAGTATATATGATGTCTCTCTTAAACAAGATAAATTAAATGGCACTGGATATTTAAAACAAAACGCTGGAACTACTTCTTATTTAACTCCAACCCAAGTTACAGCTGATCTTAATCTTTTTACTACGACATTACAAGGTTTAGTACCTGCTCCGGGTACATCTACAGGTAAAGTATTATCTGATAATGGAACTTGGATAGTAGCTCCAGGAGGTGGAGTAACTACTGCATCAAATGATGCCACTGGTACTGCTGTTGGTTCTAATTTACCTCTTACTCTTGCTACTGTAAATAGTAATGTCTTTGGTTCTAATACACTTTTAAAACATACAGTTAATGCTAAAGGTTTAATTACCTCAGCTGTGGTTGTTAATGCAAGTGATCTTACCGGTATATTAGGTTATGTACCATTTCAGCCTTCTGATACAGTAAGCAAGCTTGCTACAAAATATGATCTTACAAAATTAGATACTGTAAAAATAATTCCATCTCCACTAGCTGGAACTGCTCCCATTGCCATGTATGGTAGAAATGATACTCTTTTTGGAAAGAGGATTATAAATGGTATTCAAAATAATGATAGTTCTATAACTGTTGGTAATGTTATAGCCGCTAATAATCTTAATGATTTAGCTAATAAAAATAGTGCTTTAAATAATATCTTACCTTCTCAAAGCGGCAATGCAGGTAAAATACTTCAAACTGATGGCACAAATACTTCATGGGTTGTGCAAACTGGTGGTAGTGGAACTGTAAATTTGACTTATACAAATGGTTCTACGACTGGTACTATAACTCCTTCTGGAGGTGGTACAGCAGCTATAATACCTGCTGCTACGCATTCTATAGCTGGTTTAATAACAGCTGCCTCTCAATCTAGAATAGATAGTATAGTTAACATAGCAAATACAAAAGTAGGTGATACTATTGGATTTATGACTTTAACTCTCGATACTATATACTTAAAAGGTATAGATGTGACCAGCACTGCGGGTTCTATGGGAGTTACTAAAAATCATACACAACAAAAGTTGTCTTATAATGTAGATATAAATCCCTCTCATACTAATACTTTTACAGCACCTCAGAATTTTGGTCAACTGGTTGCAGCAGGTAATGTATTTTTCTCAGCAACCAATTATCAAGCATCAAATGGTAAACTGGATTATATAATTCAAGATACTACCACGGGTAAAATATTTAGAACTCCATATATACCCATAGATAGTACTGGAGCACAAAATGGATATGTTCTTACTTGGAACACTGCTACTGGTAAAGCTACATTTGTATCTCCCGGAGTAGGTGGTACTGTAACTAACTTTTCAGCTGGTACTCTTTCTCCATTATTTACAACTAATGTAGCAACATCAACCACAACTCCAGCCTTGACTTTTACATTAACTAATGCACCAGCTAATAGTGTATTTGGTAGTGTTGCAGGTGGAGCTCCTTCTTATTTTACTCCTAGTTTAACAAGTAGTTTATTTTCGAATCAAGGTACTACATCAACTTTACTTCATGGTAATGGTGCTGGTAATCTTACATTTGGTGCTGTTAATTTAGGATCAGATGTAACTAGTGTTCTACCAACTGCTAATGGTGGTGTATCTGCTGGTGGTACGATTGGTCAGGCTCTTATAAAAAATAGTAGTACTAATTATGATTATTCTTGGGCCAATACTATAAATTCTATAGTGGGTACAGTTAATCAAATTAATGTATCAACTACTGCTGGTGTTAGTACTCTTTCAACTCCTCAAAATATACATACTGGAGCAACTCCAACATTTGCAGCAATGACCCTTGCTTCTGGAGACTTAGCTC